CTCATCAGCAATTGTGATCCGCAGCTGAAGAATGTCAGCGTAGATATCGCAGAGCCTTTCCAGCGCGAGAACATCGGCGACGGTTAGCACGCCCATTCCATCGAGCAGAACGGTCATTTTTCCCCACGCCACCTTCCCCCAGTCGGTGAGATGTGCCGGCGGGCTCGGGATTTCTCTTGCGGGTGAAGGTTCTTTGTCGTTGAGTTTCCGCTTGCCCGGATTGCCGGTAACGACCTTAAGGTGGGTCGGTTTTGGTCGTCTACCGGCCATAAAAACCTCCCAGAAAAAAACTTTTCATTTCGCGGTTGTGCATAAAAAGGGGGGCGGGCGGTCAGGAAGGCGATAGCCCTTGAACTCTTTATCCGCCCCTCCCCGTGTGTCTGAGTTCTATCCCCTGCGCCAGTGCGACTGTGGGTCCAGTGGTAGGCCGTTCTCATCGCACCCAATCACGTGACCGCGCTTTTCTTCGCGCTGCTTAGTGGAGTCGTGGTGCTGCTTACAGAGGGGTTGCCAGTTTGCTTTATCCCAAAAGAGCTTTTGAGCCTTTGCTATCTCATCCTGTTTGCCGCCATTGATGGCTTCTTTCAGCCTGTGTGGTTTGATGTGGTCAACGACAGTTGCGGCTACCGCTCTGCCCTGCCGATGGCACATAACGCAGAGAGGATGTGATTTCAGAAATGAGAGCCTGGCTTTGTCCCAGCGGCTGTTATAGATACGTGGCTCTGACATCAGAGTTTCCTGCTGGCTGGGTGTGTTTATCCCTCGGCAATGGTGAGACCACCAGCCGATGATTCAGTGTCTTTATGCTGAAAATTGAACTCAGCAAGCTCAGTTTTCAGAACAAAATAAAACCGCCCGTAGGCGGCCTGTATTAATCGCTACCGCAATTACCACCGCTATCTGACGAACTGCCAGAGTCGTAGCCGCCACTGCATGAATCAGATCTGCTTGAACTGCTGTAGTCGTTACCCACGTAAATCGGGCTGATGGGGTTAAGCGGATTCATCAGGTCGCTGCCTGCGCCAGTTGTGCCAGTCATGCGACGACGGTGTTCTTCATCACGGCGGCGGCGACTTTCCGCGCGGCGACGTAATTCTGCATCAGATAAATAGCTCATAGCTTTTTCTCTCTGTAGTGCCGGGTTCGCGACGCTTCACTGCGTGGCTAACCGTTATCCCTTGTCGGAGGATTCAATAGGCTTCACGTGCGAGAACATGAAGCCGTCATAGGGCATCGGAAGGTTACACACCATCCAGTTAACGAGATCAAAGAACCATTCAGGCACGCCATTAGCCGCGCATACTTCAGGCTCCCCTGATTCGATATCCCTGATGTAAACCGGTACGATATTGGCGAACAGGCCAGTGTGCTCCCACTCGCTCTTTTTAACTCTGCCGAACAGTAATGCCATGCTTACCTCAAACATTGCTCTCTGATGTACTGCTGAAGACCGGCTATTTGCTTTCCGGCGAGTTCGATTCGACTTCTGAGGATGAAATAATCCCGTTCAGCGGTGTCAGTAAGTCCGGGGCTGGCTGCATCATCCATGCCGGCGGCGCCGGTGGCGGATTGCTTCGTGCAGGTAGCGTTGAGCTGCAACCGGCGCTTGCCAGAAGCAACGTCACGCTCAAGCTGGTCGATAGTTGCTTGAGCATTGGCTAATTCCTTTGTGTATTTGGCGTCGAGCGCGGCAACATCGCGCTGGCGGACCTGCATATCGTCAATCGTCTGCTGGCGCTCGGTAGCCAGGCTGTCAGCAGTAACGTATTTCCCGTGGTAAAGAATTGCTACCCGGCAGACCACAATGAGCGCCACCAGCAGCAGGCCGATAATTAATGTTCGCCAGCTAAAGGTCATAGGGACCATCCGCCAGGCACATTGAGCGTTCCATGTCGCGCCGGTTCATCAGCCCCCTGAATTTCATGCCTCCGGCATAGACCCAGCGACGCAGCTCTTCGCATGCTCCTTCCTGATCGCCCGCATTCAGCTTTTTAAGAAGTGTCGATTTAGAGAAAGCGCCGGAGCCTACGTTGTAGGTGAAGCTGTAGAGCGAAGCGCGTTGATATTCATTCAGCGGAACCTTAACCAGACCATCAACCGTTTGCTTTACCGGCTTCAGGTCATTCCACAGTAGGCGATCACATTCGCGGTCGGTATACTTCTTACCTTTAATAATGTCGTTGCCTGTATGTCCATCACAGACCGTCCAGACACCAGCCACATCTTTGTAAGGCTCGTATACGCGTCCCTCTACGCCGTCTTTACCACCGATGAAGAGCGAGGCGATAAGCATTGAGCCGCCGCCCGCTGCGGCTATCAGTTTGTTACGCAGGCTGGCTGACATAGCCATAATTATTCCTCTCCCAGCTTATCGGACGGGATATAGCCGCGCTGCTCCAGCGCCCTTATCTGAGCGAGAGATACTTTGCGCTTAAAATACGCGTTGATAGCAAACGTCAGCAGGGCCAGAACAATACCGGCAATAACGCCTACCGCACTCCATTCATCCGGGCTGAGTCGCGTTAGCACGCCATTGGCTACAGCCGATCCTGCCGCGCCGTATGCCGCTCCTGATGCTAGTTTGCTCATATGGTTGATACTCATGGTCACCTCCGTGATTACGGTCGGTGCTGTCTGTAGTCATTAGAAAATGGCGACCCTCCCCACACAGCAACGGGGAAATATCAAAGTTTTTGGGAGGACGCCAAAAGAGGACCGGGAATTTCCGGCTAATTAGAATTCTTTCTGTCAAAGGCACCCGCAGATGCCTTTTGCACAAAGCTATTTGGTGGCTTTAAACAGCGGCCAGAGAAGAGCAATCACCACAAAGATGATTGCGCCATCAGCCAGGATAGACATCATTCGACTTGTGAAGTCGATGGCGACAACCAGAAACAGCAGTACAGCTATCGCCAGCCAACGCAAATGGGCCATTACAGATGGTTTTCCAATCGCAGGCCGAGAACATTGGCGATCTCTTCCAGCACCTTGCGTTCTTCCGGCTCTACTTCGCCGTCTGCTTCAGCGATCGCTACAGCGACATCGAGCACATCTTCTGCTTCGCGCGTATCGTGCTTAACGTCTTCGATTTCACGAAGTGCTGCGCGCCGCCCGATTTTGAAGTTAGTATCGAGCTGGCCGACGATCGTGGCGCTGATGGAGTTGATTTCAGAAGTGAACGCCGCCAGAGCTGGCTGATTGCGAAGTACCTGCTCAATCTTCGCCTTCTCAGAGGCCTCACACTCACCATCGGCATACGCCACCAGATACGCAGCATTAACTACGGCCTGCGCAAGATCGCGTTTCTCAAACTTCTTAATATCGCTGACTGCCTTACGTGCTTTTTTACCGAAACCAAACATAGTGACTTTCCTTTTAGCGGGTGAGCCAGCGCTCAGGAGTAGTCAGCCCACAGAGATAGTCACACTGACCATCACTCTGGCTCACCCCTGAAAGGCTCTGTGGTGTAATGCGCCGAGCGTGGCGCGGGAATAAAAAAGGCCCGCCGAAGCGAGCCTTTGTAAATTTGCTTTTCGATTTAATTGGTTAGCACTTTTTGCATAAAACCAAAAGTCATGACTACTACATTAGCACTGTCAATCCTTGAAAGTTGACAGAGTGAAACTTGAATTTTTACCCGCTTACTGTTGCTTCCCCTTCGGTATGCGGGCTTTTTTTTGGCCCCTGACGCAAATCGCGGTAACTGCCTTGCTCGTCGGCAACAGGGTTAATCTTGCTGTACTTATCACAATATGAAAGGCGCTACGGGTTTGCAGTCCCGGACAGACCTTATAAGCGTCTGCGCTCAGCGCCTTTGGTATTGTGTGGAAATAAAAAACCCCACCGGGCGGCGAGGCTTACTGATGATGGTAGTGAGCGTCGTGTATAGAAAGCCCACTATGGGAAAGATATTAATCCATTTTACGACAAAATCAACTCTTTTATTTACTCACATGGATAATCAGTATCGAGTCACTGACTTGAAGGCTGCGTCCGCGTGGCTCTCTTCCATTTCCAGCTTTGAAACCAGCGCGTCGAAGAAAGGTTTCCAGTTGCGCTCCCACGTCCTGACATGCAAATCCGGGACGATCACACTGACGACTTTATAGGCCTTACTGGATGGTTTTCGCCTGTACCCTTTACCGCTACAGCGATCGCATTCTTTTTCAACCGGGCAACCGCTGAGCTTTGACTGTTCGAGGTCGCGAACGCGGCCAGTTCCGTTACAACGACAGCGCGCGCTGATGAATCCTTTCCCGTGACATGTCACGCACTGATGCTCTGTTGTCTCGAGTCGGTATTTAGGCGGGGTATTTTCACCGCAGCCAGGATGAACCATCACATTAGCCAGACCGTTGGTAATGCCTCGGCCATCACAATCAGGGCAGGTGTGCTGAGAAGCAGCGGAGCGGGTATATTCTTCAAAGGCGAGCTTGCACATCACGGTCAGGCAAGGAAGCAACTTAGCGCCTGCACCTTTAATGATCAGGCGGGGAACCGAGCTACGCGCATAAGCCAGTAAATAATTAACTGCGCGCGTTTTGTCCTCTTCGCCCAGCCCTGCTTTAGCCAGGACGGCCGCCACCCCTAACGGGGATTTTGACTGGCACATGCCGAAGGCGCCCATCACGTCAGTACCCGTCAGCGCTTCAGATGCCGTAGCGCGCGAGGTATCGCTGATGTTCATAGTCTTTGGGCTGAAATGCTTTAACGCCGATTCAATTTTCATGCTAATCCTTCTCCACACCCTTTATTTTTTATCTGCCCCGATAACGCCGACTGCAATTGCGTGATCGAGGAACCTGAACAGCAGCTCAATCTGGCTGCCATATTTGCTTTCAAACTCCCTCATGTCCCGGTGCAGCTCATCGTGATGCGCTCTGCAAAGCGGTATCACAAATAAGTCATGCGCCTTCGTCCCCATTCCTCCCTGACCGTGCCCGATGATGTGGTGCGGATCGTCTGCCTGCTTACCGCAGCAGGCGCACTTTTGTGCCTTTACCCAGCGCGTATACTTCTCGCTTTCCCAGCGCTTACGCTTTGGACGAAGCATAAATGATTCCGGCGACTCCGGGTCTGCCGCCAGGCTGATAACCTTCTTCACGACTTCCCCGGCCTCTTGCAAAACCTCCCGGCCTGGGCGCTCTGGCGTAATTAGTGATTCCTTCAGCGTGCCGGTAGCTACCTGCTCTGCCTTCATCTTCAGAACGCGGCGCGCCGGCGCTTCGGGGATAAGGTCGATTATGTCTTTGATGGATGCCCACCAGCACAGTTCGGGCAAGGTCAGCGTGTGGTTAGCATGCAGGCCCATATCGAGACAAGCACTGTGAATGATCCACGCGGCTACGTTCGCGGCAGCAATCTCCTCCATTTCGCCAGATACGCCGTTATTGCGCAGCTTGTTGTCATGGTGATAACAGAGCGACAGCACGCCCTGTTCTGTTTCGAGCGTGGTTATTTCGTGGAAGTGGAAGCCGTCGCCGTCGTCGCACTGGCATGCATTAATCATCCCTACCCAAACAGTAAGATCGGGAAAGCCACCAGCTGCGGCAATAACGCGCTCATGGCGGAAGAAGGAATTTAGCAACGGATCATCCAGTAAGGGCTGATTGCCATCGTTGATTTTCCCTGATGGCAGGTCAGCCATATCACCAGTCGGCGTACTGATGAGTACGCGCCCACGAAAAAGGCTCATCAGTTCTGAGCCGGGCTTGAACAGGACTATCCCCGTTCGCGGAGCCACTTCCGGTGTGAGAAGCGCCCTCATGCGTTGCCCGCCAGTTCTTTGTCATGGGTAAAATCACCATTCCAGGACTGTTTCATTGGCAGTTGCCCTTTCAGATAGCGGCGATAAAGCCACACTGCGCCCTCACGCAGCAGAACGGGCTGGTAGCTGGTGAAGCTGGCCGCCGATGACGGGTTTATCTGGCTGCTTTTCTCTGTGAGGTATTTATCGCGCGCCTGAGAGCGTACGCGCCAGTGAGCATGATTCCCGTTAGGGTTGTCGTCATAGAGCCAGTTGGATTCCTGCAGGTATGCGCTTACCTTGCTGACGTTGACGCCATTCAGACGCTTGCAGAACTGGACAGGTGAAAGCCCATCGCTAAACAGGTTCTCAAGGTGATCGATATATTGCGCCTGTCGATGGGTCAGTACTTCCGCCTGCTGTTTCGCTTCCATAGCATCAGCCCATGCGCGCGCCAGCTTAATCGGATCGTTCATGTCCAGCAGCAGAAGCCCGCCGACCTCTCTGAGACGAAAATAACTGTCCTCCAGCCCTTCAAAGAGGGTCCATGCCTCATCCGTATCGACGATTTTTGACATGCGCGCGGCGCCCTTCTCTGTCCATAGCGTCAGGCTTCTGGCTTTGGATGAAATTTGTGCGTGACTATTAGTCACTCGCAAATCGCGGAGCTCGTCGCCATCCACGGTGAAGATATGAATCCCTTCGACAAAACGACCAACGTTGCGTGAAAGGTTTTTACGGATGTTGGCTTCGTCAGTGCCATAGCCTCTGGCTAATAGCTCAGTGGTGATCACACGCTGATCGCGATACATGAGAACGGGAACGCTAACGGAAGCGTTCGAAGAGATAACTACGGGGTTTACGCCAGACGCAGCTGCGCCCAGTACCTGATTCGGCATATTTTGCTCTCCACACCATTAGTTTTATCCGGTCCCGCCCCCTCATCGGCAAATGAACGGGACCAACCTTTGCCGGTAGCGTCTGCAAACGCTGATCGACAGAGCCATCATAGTGGTTCGAGAAAAAAATTCACGATTTAAGTGCATTCATTCCGTTCAGATATCCTGAACAGCTGGGTTCGAACCATTATCGACCATTGCTAAAACGTGATGATTCCATTCCTGAAGTGAACCCCATATCCATCCCATGAGTAGCTTGGATTTTGGACTTTTACGAACTGGGCGTTTATGGAGTGCATGATAGTTTTTGTTCTATGAAGCAAAAAAAGGAAGAGTGCTAGTGCTTAGACATAACCTACAAGCTTCAAAACGAGAATTGACTAGTTCCGTCACTTATCAAAAAGTGCTAAATTTTTTTAATCATAATGTCACCCAACGTGTGAATTTTCTTTCAACTAGTACCGTTTATAAAAAACTTAAAACATGCACATTTGAGTTTTAAAAAATTTTATCAGCGTAAAATTAATGCAAAAGCCTAGATCACTTGAAAAAAAGTCAACTAACGTTCAGTTTTCCCAAGTTAGAAGCTGTTAGTTTATTTCACATCAAGCAAAAAATGGTATTAAAACCATCTATAACATAGTCTCCCCATGAAATAACCTCACCTTTTACTTTAGCATGACTCATATGTTTTATAAAAAAAACATTTGTTTAACCATGATGCATACTGGAAAATGGACGCATATTAACAGAGGGAACTTTAATATGAATCAGGACTTGAAGGTTGGTGCATTAGCAGTCTTAGGTGTTTTTCTTCTTTTAGGTGGAATTAACGCGCACTCAAAGAATAAAAGCAAAACAGAAGAGAGAAGCATTTGCGCGAATATAAACACAAGCGTTGCAGTTTCTAAAGTAGAAAAAGACCTTCTTGCCAGACATCAATCCAGCTTGTTTGGAAAAAAAGTCATTAATATTGACTCTATCCTTTTTCATAACGAAACCATTGGCAAACAGGGCACGCGGGTTATCGTACCTTTTACTATTACACGTACCCGAGATCAAAGTGAATATGAGGCAGAAGTCAGATGCTCTGACTTAAGCATTATTGAATACAGAAAAATATGATATCTCTAAAAAATTAAACAGAGCGCGAGCAACTGCAATCACTCTAAGTTTAATGCGCCACTTCAAACTTGGGTCTGTTGATGACTCATACAGCAAACAGGCAACAACATGTTAAAACCATTGAAATATTATGTTGGTAAAGAAAAGAGCAGCACCTTAAAGTTGCATTGTGAAGATTGCACGAGTTTACCCAGCCCAGAATCTCGCATTTTTATCGGCAGCTTTTATACGCCTAACCAGGCATTTTCTGTAGCGTCCAGGCGATGTACTCGCCTAGAATATTGCCCCCTTTGCCAGGATGAATCAAAACACTTTATAAATGATGAAGATTATCTCCCATTTTTACGGTATGACTATTCCATTTCATTAAAGAAAGGTCAAAGAATCCTAAAGGCAGTACGGCATTCCCCCGCTGGGAGTAAGAAAATTTAATTGTTCACTTACACCTAAGCATAATTTATTGCATTGCAACCTGAGGTCTGCAAAAGACCTCAGGCGACAGCATTATTTTTAATTGAGCTGAATATTGTTTAAATTCAACCTCTTTTCATCTCTTGAGAGATGCGTTTAAACTTGAATTCTTTTCACGTAAAAATTAGGTATTGTTCAGTTTCACATCCATACTGAAACATCACCGGTTATCATGCATTGGCTGGAAAAAGTAGAATCCCCTTTATCCAATCTCTCCTATATCTAGAATGCTTATCTGTCCTACCAGTTCGGCGACGGCGGCGCGCAGCATGCGGATGTTGTCCCAGTTTGATCTGTCCGTCCGCTCTACCAACGCGATGAATTGCGCCATGTTCATTTCGGTATTCAGGCGCGTCTCGATGGCTATTGAACTGAAGCGGTTAAACTTTTCCATTACCAGCACATCGTCCAGATCGGGATACTGAGCGACTACCCACGCTTTAAGCTCCGCGTTCTCCAGCTTCTTCTGCTTCAGACGCTGTGCTTTGGCAAGAATCTCCGCCGGCACTACCACTACCGCTGGATTTTCGAAAGAATCCGCCGCCCAGGTATGCGCATATCGCGACTCCTGAAATGGGTAAATATCTTTGTCGCCAAACATCGCGGCCGCACAGGCCCAGACTTCCACGCCGCTTTGCTCAAGGATGCCCGCGCGGGTTAGCGGCATGTTTTCGTCATACTGGCTATCAGCGTTTACGGCAGGCTGCGCCGCGCCGGCGGGAATGCCTGAGCGGTATTCGGTAATGATAGCCATAACTTCTTCAATATGGCTGAGGTCGATAAGCAGCGCGCCTTTCCCCTCTTCGGCTTCGCCTTTCTGAGCGTCACACAGCAGTTCCACAAGGCGACGGGCGCGGGCGGCGCTGAACTGCGGCATCGCGTCGGCTTTGGTCAGTTTCTTCTTACCGGTCGCCTTAGCCTTCTCCAGCTGCGTTCTGGCTACACTCCCAGCCTTCACCCCATGCTCACGCACCAGCGCCACTGCAGTAGTCGCCGCGACCTCTCTGTTTTTCACCATGGCGATCAG